ATGCCAGTTCCGGCGCGAAAATCCAAACCGGCAAAGCTCAGATCACGGTCATGATCCGTGAAGCCCATAACCTGGCCGTCACGGCGTTCCAACGCCCAGGCGCGTGCGCGGGTTGTTGTGAAATCACTCATTGGCGCACCTCGACCACCGGCACTTTGGGCACGTCTCCGGCCTGAAAACTGGCAACAGACACCTGGATCAGGTCCGTATCAAATCGCACCGGCACGTCGAATTCATAGCCCACGGTGATCTCGGCACCGACTGCTGGCGGCGTGTCAAACGTGATGACACCCGTCTGCGGATCAAGCGACCAAGCCACCGCCTCGCCAACCTCGGTTCCCGCAATCGCCACGCGCACGGTTCCCGCGACGGGTTTGGTGATCAACCGCACCGTTTCCCAGTCGCCTGACCGGTAGGTCTTTGCCAACACGAAATCCTTGCTCGCGCCGTCGCCATATCCCAACGACTGATCCAGCGCCGTGACGCTGCGCGAGGCGCGGCAGGATTTGAAATCGGCCCAATCCTTCCAACGGAAACCGTGCAGCATGGCCTGTCGCGCCTCAAAGAACGCGATCAGCTGCTCGACATCATCCAGCGACCTCAGGCCCAGCCCCGCGTCATACCGCCTGCGAGCCTGCGCCCACGGTGTGTTGCGCTCCTCATAGCCATTGGCCAATGTGACAATCTCGGTGCGACGTTCCGGCCCACCCAGCGACCCGAAACTCAGGGTGGCGGGAAATCTGATCTCGTGAAAGCTCATGGTTCAGTAGTTCCTTTGCCCTTGCGCCAATAGTCGCTGCATTTGCGCGGCGATCTGTGACTGACTGCGTTGAAATCCGGACACATCGGGGGTCGAGACGTTGATAACCACGTTCATCGCGCGACCACTGCCGCCGGCGGCTTGCACGCCCAGACGGCCGTCCGAACCGCGTGTCAGCGGCATGATCGCTTCCGGCCCTGCCTCACCCATCAAGCCGGTGCCGCCGCGCATGGGAAAGGACACCGGCGACGACACAACGCCGCCTTGGGCAAAGGGCATCACCCGACCCTGACTGAAGGACGCGCCATTGGCGAAGGGCAAAACGCTGCGCATCAAGCCGCCGACCACCGACGACATTGCGCCGCCAACAGCCGATTGCACCGGGCGCATGGTCGCCGCATAAATCGCGTCCGACATGGACCGACCCAGTTGCCGCATCGCGTCCGACAGCCGCGCGCCGTCGAACACCACGCCATCAAAAGCCTTGCGCAAACTGCTGCCCATTGAGCGCGACAGACCGGTCATTTCACGGTTCGTGTCGATCAGGCTGCGTCCCATGTCTGCAAGACCGGAATCGAGGCTCGCCACCATATCCGAGGTCGCGGCCATGCGTGTTTCCAGCTCTGCCAGTTGCACGCCCAGTTCGTCCGTCGCCGCCATTGTTCGCCTCCATATTCTGTGTCGCGGAAGTGTCCGGGAACTGCCGCAACAGGGTTTCCAGACGCTCACGCGTAAAGGTGCCCTCGGCGGTCTGTTCCCGACCCAGCATCAGCATCAATTCAACGGGCGTCAGCGCCCAAAATTCCGCCGGTTTCAACCCAAGGCCATGCAGCCCCGCGCGGATCAATCCCGGCCAGTCGAGCCCCGGTTCCCTTGTCACGCCGCCCCCTCGGGCAGGGCAAAAGCCACGGCCAGCAAGCGGGCGGCAGCGCGGGCTGCGGCAACTGCGCCACCCTCGATATCGGCCCGCAGCAGATCATCGGCGACCATTGCCTGCCCAGCGCCATGCAAGCCCGCCATAACCAGCGCCATCACATCACGCGCCGAAAATGCGCCGCCCTCGAAGCGTTCGACGAGCGCCACAAGACTGTCGGCCCCCAGCGATCCCTCAAGCTCGGCCAAGGCGCCCAGCGTGAGCTTGAGCACCCGCCGTTCGCCGTTGATGACCAGCGTCACCTCACCTGCGTAAGGGTTGCTCATCAAACCGACTCCTCGGGTGGCACATAATCCGTTGGATCTGCCGTCACCGGAGTCGCTGCGACGAATTCGAGCGCACCCGCCGAGGCCAGGGTCATCTCGTATGTCGCCTCGCCATTATACGAGCCCGCGTATTCGATGCTGGTGATCTGGAAGGCCCCCTCTACGGTGCCGAAATCCGGGATAATTACCTGAAAATTCGGGATTTCACCGTTAAAGAACACCGCCCGCGCCCGTTCGTCCGTCGCCTCGTCACGAAACACCCCCGAACCCGAGATCGACGCCGCCTTGACGCCGGCACCGGCCAGCAACTCGCGCCAACCACCGAGGCTTTCGAGGCTGGTCACATCGACCGTCTCGGCGTTGAAACTGATGCGCGACGCCCGCAGCCCCGCGATGGTTTCGAACTGACCCGCTCCGGTCATGTCCATTTTGATCAACAGATCCTTACCGCTTTGCACAGCCATACCAGCCACTCCTTTTCATTGATGAATTAGCCTTCGACGCGCACGCGAAAGGTCAGATCGATGCGACGCACTGTGCCGCCCTCGACCCGCCGCGCACGCGCCTGATGAAACCAGATCGCCACGACCCGACCGCTGGCCAGTACCGGCTGCGTATCCGGCAACATCTGGGAAATTCGGGCGGCGGCGCTTTTGGCGGTCAGAAACCCCGAGGCATCACTGACCACGGAAATCACCACGCGGTGCTCGGCCCCCGGCCCCGATATATCGGACCGATCAACAGCATCCTCGACGCCAATCACCCCATAGGTGCCTTGCGGTGTGCCGGGAGGTGGCGCGTCATGCACGCCGCCGGCCAACAACCCCGTCAAAACGGCGTCACCCGTCAACGCATCATACAACGCCTCCTGCAAGGCTCCGGCGGTTTGATAACTCATGCGGGCACCTCCTCGCGGGCGTGGCACACCAGATAGGTGCCTTGTGGGTCGATCTCGGACACAGCGAGGATCGTGAACACGCGGCTCCCTTCGCGCAGGCGTTGATCGGGCCGCGGCCGTTGCGGGCTGCCTTGTGGTGCGGCCCGCAGATAGATGCGAAACGTCATGCGGCCTTCGGGCGCAATCGCACCGCGCCGCTCCGTGCCGGAGCCTGGCCGGACCTCGGCCCAAAGCGTACCCAGCGCCGCCCAACTGCCGGTATAGCCGCCCGCCCCGTCTGGCGTTGTCACCGGGTCTTCCAACACCATCGGCCGGTTCAATGCATAGCGCATCAGCGATGCCCCCCTGCCGTGATCCGAACCGGCAGCCAGCGGGCGATCAACGCCTCGACGGCGCCCGGCAAACTGACATCACCGTCCGTGCGATTTTCATAGAACCGGGCGGCCAGCAGCATCACCGCCTGGCGCAGATCATCCGGTACCGCGTCCCAGGACGCACCAAATCCGGCGGTGAATTCAACCTCAGCCGCGCCTTTGGTCGGGATCATCGGNAGCACCGCACCAGTCGCGGCAACTTGNGGNCGGTGGCGATCACTCGCCANTAAATACCGTGATGCATCGACCACACTGGGCGCACCCGANACATCGCGCAGGGTCATTGCCGTCACCGCAGAAACCGGGGCTACCGGCAGGGCCTGGGCATCGGACCAACGCCACCGCTGGATCGTCAGACGGAATCCACGCGACAAAAGAGCCTTGCCCGTGCGCCCCTCGATCAACGCCATCGCGGCGCGAAAATACTGGACCAGCAGCGCGTCCGAGGTCGCCTCGTCGGCAAAGCCTGCGCCCAGCCGCAGATGCGCACGAAACGCTGCAATCGGCAGGTCGCCATCATCCACTGAACTGGTTTCGATCAAATCCATGCGTGCCTCCTAGACGCCCCTGACGGGCGGAAAACCGGCGCAGGCGCACCCCCGTACCGCACACACGGATAGGGAGCAGCCGGACGATACGGGGCGAAGACCCCAATGGATCCGCCATGCACGCCTGCGCCACCATCAGGCCGACCCCACCCACGGGGACGGCCCGATCTTATGTGCTCTCAGCGCCTTACGAGGCCGAGAACTTGAGCAATTTGATCGCGTTGAAGTCCGTCACATCGCCGCCGACACGCTTGGTCGCATAGAACAGCACATGCGGTTTGGCGCTGAATGGGTCGCGCAGAACCCGCAGATCGGGGCGTTCGGCGACCGTGTAGCCGGCGCCGAAATCACCAAAGGCAATGCCATGGGCATCAGCGGCGATATCCGGCATGTCCTCGGCGATCAGCACCGGGTAGCCCATGAGGCGTGCAGGCTCGCCCGCCGCCAGACCGTCGGACCACAAGAAGCGACCATCTGCGTCCTTCATCTTGCGCACAGCACCGGCGGTTTTGGAGTTCATCACAAACGCCGCATTGGCGCGGTAGCCAGCGTCAAGCGCATAGACCAGATCAACGATCGCATCCGCAGGATTGGTGCCGTCGAAATCACCCGCCGCACCGGTGGCGACATAGCCCAACTCACCCCAGACGGCGGCGTCATTGGCCGCGATCGTGTGATCCAGAATGCCGCGTGGCTTGTCGACGCCGTCGCCCGAGATGAACGACGCAGCCTCGGCGCGTGCGAATTTCTGCGCGATGCGGTCAGCCAGCCAACCCTCGACGTCAAAGGCGCTGTCTTCCAGCAAACGCTGGCTGGCCTTTGGCATCGCAGACAGCTCGTGCAGTTTGATCGAAATGCGATCAATCGCGGCGCTGCCGGTCTCGGAAATCGGGCCAGCCTCGACGGCCCAACCGGAGCCGACATCACCGTGATCAACCAGAACATCGAACGAACCGGCTTCGACCTGAACAACGCTCGCAATCGCTCGGATCGAGGCCGAGGCATACAGAACACCTTGAATACGCTCGGAAGTCTGCGGGTCAGCCAGATAGCCACCCTCAGAGTTCACCGACGTATTCATGCCCTTACCTTCGAGCACGATACCCCGCAGCGCGTCGTCGTCGCCGCTACGCAAATAGGCGTCGAACGCCTTCAGGTGCAGGCCCTCGCCAGCGTCGGATTGCGCCAGCACGGGGCGGGCAGATTTGGTGGTAAATTTACGGTCCAGCATGGTCAATCGCTCGTCCTGTTTTTTCAAGTTGCCTGTTACGTCTGCACGGAAGGATTTGATTTCATTCACGAACCCCTCCATCGCAGTCTTCAGTTGCGTCGCCTCACCGACCGGCTCGTGCGTCACATCAGTATCCGGGCTTTTCGAGCCGGGAAATTCGCTGCTGTTCATGTCCGTCCTTTCTGGGTTGCCTTGGTTTGGCAGGCCACACCGAGGCACCCGCCGCCACCGCACCGGCCAAAATCCGCTGCGCTGTGTCTGTTGAAAATCGTGATCGTCAGCGCTTCAACGCCATCCGCGCCGCGTCCAAGCCCTTGNCAAACACTGCCTCCAGGCTTTCGCCGCGGGTGTCTTCTTTGGCCGAAACCCGTGCCACCGGCAGCATCGGAAAGGTCACAAGCGACACCTCCCACAACTCCA